GGCTGTCGGCTTCCACAAGCAACTTCGCTTCTGCCGATGGTGCGGTGTCCACATGCGCAGCAAATGACGTTTGTGCGGCGTCAACCGGCCACACCGGATTCGACTTGTCACCAAGATTGAAGTCAAAGCTAAACACACGCAGCAACTTGGTTGTGCCAAGTCCCGCTGCGGTTGTATCCATGTAGATGCTGACTTGCGTTGGCAGAACCGGCACAAGTGGAATCTCTGTTGGCGTCGCGGTCATCGTTGCGCCATCAGCGATGCGCTGCGCCATCATCGTGCCTTTGGTCATGCACTCTTCGCGCGTGATGGTGTAGCCGAGGCTGGTCACAAGACCGTAAGATACTTCGTGAGCGCGCACCGCGCCGCCGGTTTCAACCGAGTAGGTTTTTACGGTGTCTGATGCGGTTTGGCTTGGCGTGTGCGTTTGCGTATAGGCTGCGGTTGCCCCCACTTGCACCGGCGCGGCGTAGGCTACGCAACTAGCGGCCAAATAGGTCCAATCGTTATAGCAAAGTGGCCCTTCAATCTTGGCTTCTGCCCACTCTTTACCAAGCGTGCTAATGGTGTTGAACTTGGCGCCATACGGACGAAACTTTTTGGTTGTCGCCTGAATGCTTGTTTCAATGGACGTGCCAAGTAGTTTTTTGTCCGCCGGAACATTTGTGCCTGGAGTTACCTCTAATCCAATCTGGACTCCCTGCAGTACACTCCCTCTTTCTGCCATGTCTTACTCTCCCGACGTGGCTGGCACGTCTTCTACAAGTTGTTTCCGTGCCTTAGTCGCCGCTTCATACTGGCGCACCAAAAGCCGCTGATTGTCGCTCATTTTCTCGGTGCGTGTGGCCACAGCCGATGCGCTTAGTTTGTCGTAGCCGTCAAACGGTGGCGTTGGTGGCTCATCTGTCACCACAAGCAAGCCGGACCAAATGCGCTGTTCTACTTCCGGCGTCTTGGCGACTTGCGCCACCATGTTGCCGATAATGAGCACTTCACCGGCTGGATGGTCGGCGTTCTTTTCCCATAACGCCACACCGCCGCTGTCGTGGTTGCCTTTCACCGTGATTAGTTCTGCCATAGTGTTTATTCCTTAATTAGACTCAACCTGAATTCTGTAGAGTCCACCCAAATGTCTGTACTGGATGCCGTTGGTTACTTCGACATATTGCACTGGCGATTCACGCACACAGGCTAGAATCAGCGAATCAGACGTGCTGCCGGTTTTGCGGTGAATCAGCGAATCAACAATGTCCATGATGGCCTTAGCCTGCGCAAACGAATTGGATTGCGTGACTGCCTTGACTTGCCATAGGCCATTGACCAATGCCCGATAACCACTGACCGCAACCAGGTCGCTGCCACCCATCCAGTTAAAAATCACCATGTTGCCGGTTGTGTTCTGCGGCGCTACATAGCCATAGATGCGCGTGCTAACTAGCGCTGCCAGTGGTGCGGATGCGGCCAGGGTGGTTTTTATCCATTCGTCAACGCGTGTTGTCTCTATCATTTCGCCGCCTGGTCTACGATGTCAGCCATGTTCGCCATGAATTGCGGTCTGGCGATTTCCACAGCAGGCGTGATGAACGGGTGCGCAGGCATTTTGTAAGTACCATACTCCTGGTACAAACCGTAAGGCTGACCAACTGCCACATCCCACGCCAAATCGCTACCGGCTTTCTCGGCTTTGATTGAGTTACGCAGCGCACCTGTATCGACCGGCGCAAAGCCTTTGGCGAGTGATTCGGTTTGTGTTGCCGCATCTTCAACCGCTTCTTTGGCTAACTTCTTTAAGTTGCCTGACAACTGCGGCACTTTATTAAAGCGAACCGTTACCGTCCCGAATGGCATCACATCACCTCGACCACTTGCACACGGAGCGCTGTTTTCCACGTCAACACGCGTGGCTTAACTACCTCAAATGTGCGACTACCAATTGTGATACGGTCAGCGTTGCGCACATCGGTTCCGTTTGGCACGGTGATAATAAAATCAGTGTTGTTACGAATCTGGTCAGCCGTTGCCGTTTCGTTCGGTCTAGTCCCTGACGTATTAAGGCGACAAGCCACTGTTGCGACTGTCGCCCATGTCTCGGTATGTCCACCCATCCCATCAGCCGCTAAGGTGGCACGGCTGATGGTGCATGTGTCTTTTAGTGTTTCGACATGGATGCGTCGAAACAACTCCATGTCATTAGTACCGAGAAACGACATGACGTGTCCCTGCTTTCGCTAGTCCAAAAAATGCTGTGCGAACGGTCGGCGCTGAAAACCCTTCAAACGTAGCCAACCATTCAGCCGCCTTTTTACTAAAATGGGCGCGCTGGTCGCCGGCGATGGTGCGGCTCATGCCGTCTACCGTGGCGCTTGATGGTAAGGTGGAAAGCCACTGCACAACATAGGTGTAAGCACGGTAGTACACCCATGCGGCAGCGGCGGCGTTCTGGTCAGCCGTGGCAATATCGGCATCGGCTTCGACTTTCGTGGTCGCCTGTGCCAACCATCCGGTCAGCGCTACGTCAATATCCATTGTGGTGTCAGGAAATAGGCTTGATTCCAATTCCCCCACCGGCTGCTTTAAATCGTAAGTATCAAGTGTGACGGCCATCATGCCCCCTTTGCGCTTGGTCGTCTTGGACCCTTCTTGCCGGATAGCGGCACTAATGGTTGGCGCATCAATCTTGGCATCGACAGGTTCAACTTCTACCTTAATCGACTGCTTTGGCGCTTTCGCTACTTCTGGTTGCACTTCGACCAATGCGCCGGCTTTGATGGCCGCACGAACGGCGGCGGTGTTGGCAACTTCCACGACTGAACCGTCACCCGAAATGTAAACTTCGCCGGTCGGGTGCGCTGCGTCACTACTCCACAGCGCCACCCGCCCTTCCGTGTTAGTGGCCTTGACTTTGATAATGTCAATCATGTCAGGCTCCTTTCTGCTTAGGCGCTCAGGGTCAGTGTCTTGGCGGCGTTGCCGTCCAAAATGCTGTAGCCTTCAACTTCGGTCATTACCATCACCTGTGTTTGGTCGGTGATGTAACGTTCCATCTCGGAGATTTCCGAACCAATCTCGGTAACACGCTCCAACGCAAAGCGCTTGTCAAAGCCAACGATTGTGCTGGCCGGCGCATCACCTGTCCAGCCATAGCGAACGTTATCGGCAAACTGATTGATTGGTTGCACACCCAAGCCCAGGTTGCCCAGGTTGGCGGCAACAAGCGGCACGTTAGCCGAGCCGGTATTGAGCAAGGCAACCTTCAAGGCAATGTCTTCGCGCATCAACGCCGTGGTCAGCGTGTACGGTGAAGCAAATTTCATTTTGAACGCCAACCACGCCTTGACCGTCATGTTGTTGGCGGTTGTGCCGCTGTCCAACGTGGTCAGGTTGTAGTTGGTCGCTGCTGTGCTGGCATTGCCATCACCAGCCACAATCACGGCTAAAGCGGCCGCAACCTTATCGATCTCGGTCTGCAACGCCTGAACTTGGATAAACCACGCCAGTTTATCGACACGCATCCGGCGCAAGTCTTCGTAACTGGCACGAATGCCACGGCCATACTTGTGCAGCTTAATGGTGTGTTCGCTGCCGGTGATGGTCGCAATCGGAATACCAGCAGATTCGCCAACGCGATACGTGCGGCCACTCTCGGCGCTATAATCCAGGTAGTAGCTGCGGTAGCTGTCCGAATCAATCGCTGTGGTCATGCCGACCAACTCACTAAGCGGGATAGCCGGCTCGATGCGTTGGCTCAGACGCAACGTCTGCGCATCCGAATAGGGACGCTCAAACGAACCAACAACGCCATCGCTGCTCAGCAAAACCGCACGATTGCCGCTTGACATGGCGTGCGATACTTTGCGCCAGTTACGTGCGGCAAACTCAGTCAATAGCGCCTTCGTGCCGGCATTGCGCAGGAATGCGCCAGCGTTGCTGGCATAGTAACCAGCGGTCGAATCGCTCTTGGTGCGAATGCCAGCTTCCAACATCATGCGCTCGAAAGCGTCAAGTGTGTCACCTTTCTGCGTTGGCGAGATTTCCTCTAGCGCTCGACTCATGGTTGGCATTTCTTCAATGCCTGCATCTTTCATGCGCTGTGCAGCACCGGCGTACACGTTCAGGGGATTCTTCTGGAACTGTTCCCACAATTC